ACACGTTTTTTTAGTATTATACAACAAAAAAGGGACCGGAGTCCCTTTTAATAAACCTGTATGTCACTTTATTTATTTATGACATACATATATTTAAGTTTGTTGTTAATTTGAGGTCTTATTTTAACAACTATTTGTTCATTACGTACATAGTTACTTCAAAACCAAAACGCATTTCAGTTGCTTGAGGTGTAGTCCATTGCATGATAAATCTCCTTTATTTATAGATTTCAGCATGGTGCTGATAAAGGAATTATATCTTTCAATTATAGTTATGCACTAAGCATAATCATGAGTTTTAGGGAAATACTTTATTGTAAGAAACTATTAATAGTGCAACAGTAGGAGAGACAGGAAAAACTGCTAAAAACACGGTTGCCTTCACTATTAAATTTTTCATTCGCCAATATTTTTTTCTTTATTTCTGTGATATAAACTATGTTGATAAGTTCTTTGTTCTAATACTTTTATTTGGCTTCTTAATTGCAAAACATTCTGTTCTAAATTATAAAGTTTAGTATTTTGAATATGATCTGATGAAATTGGTTTATCTTGATTAGCACTCATGCTATCTTCTATTCTTGTTATGTCTTCAACAGCAGTATCAGTTGAATTTTCTACTGCACTAATTCTTCCATCTAATTGCGAATATGCCCATACACCTAAACCTATAGCTCCGACTAATTGAATAAGGAAACTTAAACTAAAATTTACACTTGCTTTTTCTTCTATTCTACTCATTATATTTTCCTTTTATTTTATCCCAATTTATCCAGCGCTTGAGATACTTTTCGTTCCATCATTGGGATTAAGCGCATACCACTATATCCAATAAAAAATGCTATAGCAGGAGAAAATGTTATATGAAGGTCAAATTGATTAACAATAGGTGGTACAAAGAACTCAGCTGAAACAGCTGCTATAAATACAGAAAGTAAAAATTCTATACGAGCACGTTTACGTTCTATAGCCCATTTTATATGCCCACCACGAGGTGTCAAACCTTTATTCTTTTTAACATTATAATTACAAAAGCCGCCAATAACAGACGCGACTATGCATACAACGCTAACTCCAAACATGTCGATTAAATATTGCATAGCTATATTATACCGTAAAAAAAGAAAAACCCAGCAGAGAGGAGCTGGGTTTTTCAGGAAGGGGTATTATGCCCCTGGTGAACCCCACATACCTAGTGGGTCTGACCAACCGAATGAATATCTTTCACGGGCTTTGTATCTCACATTACCTGTGTCGAAATCGCCGTCCATAGAAGTAGTTAAAGCAGTTCTTTCAAAATGCTTCATACCATTAGGAACGTCAGTTGTTAAAAAGTAAGCATCACCATCTGTTAAGAAGTGATTTACTGTATAACCTTCTGGAATTGCACCATTATTTCTCAATGCATTGATGTCGTTATCAGCAGTAGCAACACGAAGTTGTGTGTCTAATAAACGAGTAGCAACGAATTGTAGAGCTGGTGGAATTACCAACTTACGAGGTTTAGCAGCAATCAATAGACCTCTTTCATCAGTCCACGCTGCAATTTGAATTACTGCGTTTTCTAATGCTGTTTCGTTAAGGTCTGTTGCTGTTGCTTGTGTATTACTATTAGTACCACCACTTACCAATGGGTGATTAGTAGTTGCACCTAGAGAATTAACTCCAAACAGTGAACGGTCGTCACCACCTAAGAAAGAAGCGCTAAAGCCATTGTTTAAAACATTAGCTGCACGAACTTGCTTAGTATTTGCCATTGAACGAGCAAGAGCTTTAGTATAACGAGCTGAAAGACTATCATATAGATTATCTTCAACTGCTTCTTCAGTTAAACTGAAGCCTAAAGCAATTGTTACGTGGTTGTATCTAGCTGTAAAAGCTTCTTGTGCGTTGTCATACGCAATAGCTGCTCCCTCAGACTTAAGAGGTGCGGCTGCAAAGCCAGCTAGTTTTGTTTCTTCTTCAAAAGAACGGTCTGAAGATTCAGTTTCGTAAATCTCTTTATGTTCTTCTCCGTAACGCGCATATTCTAAACCGAATAAAGCGTTAAGTCCTGGTAATAGCTCCTTAAGGAGCTGGGCTCTTGAAATCGCCATATCATATTCTCCTTAATTATACGCCAGTTGCGTTGTCATATGAGTGAATACCTGCATTAAACTTAATTAATAAGTCTGTGAATGCATCACCCACGGTTGAAGTTGGACTATCTACAAAATCAACAATCCGAAAAGCAAAAGTATTAGTTGTTGCTATTTCGGATGCGTCGATAGCACTATTAGAATTACCTGTAGTTGTACTACCGGTACCTGTAGCTTGCACCGCTGCTAAGTGAGCATTCTCACCTAACTCAGCTTGAGTTACTTGTCCGTCCGCTTGTGCTTGAAAAATTACATCTGGATCGTCAACAATATATGCTAAAGCATCGGACGCCACTGTGCCTGTTGGCCAGTTTTGTCTAAATACTACTGTGCCGAGGTTAGGGTCTGTGTAAGTACAACCTACAAAAACACCAATAACACCAGCTGGGAATACATTCCCACTGGTTGTACCTAGAGTAGTAACAATTTCAATAATCGAGCCGTTGTATATATTAGTTCCGTATCCAGAAGCAATCGGTAATAGGCGTGTAGCGCCCGCGTACGGGGTACCACCCATATGGTTTACTGCTCTAAGTCCGTAAGGACTGGCTGTAGTTGCCATGATTATTTCTCCTAGTTAATTTTTCCCCTTTCCAAACTCACGACCATTTTCTTGACCATCAGCAAATTTAGGCATACGAGGATCATTCTGATTCATATACTGTGCATCTACTGCTTCGGTCTGTGCCCGTGTTTTTTCTTTAACATAGGCTGATCTTTGGTCTACAAGTTCTTGAGGAGCTTTACATAATAGTAAACCACCAATTTCAACACCATCTTTATAGTTGGAATTAGGGTCTACCGCTAATTGAATTTCTGGGTGGTCCGAGTGTTTTACGGGCTCCCAGCCTTCACGCATTTTTGAAGAGACGTTCATGTTATCAGGTTCATTTAATAAAGAAACTCTGACCCAACGATATGCCCATCCTGGTTGTTTATCAAACTCCGGTAGGAGTGAAGCAGGTTGCCATTTCTTTGGTTCATCTTCTCTTACTTCTGTTGCTCTTGATTTTCTTTTTATTACCTTATCCATTTGCGTTCTCCAATTTTATCATTTCTCGTGCATATTGCTCCGGTGTTAGCTTAAGCTTTTTAGCAAAAGCAACTTGTGTTTTCGACAATCGTACTTTTTTTGGCGCGGTACTACGCGTTGCCGGTGCAACTACATTAGAAGGTTTGCGTTGGCTAGGTTTCACCTCCTCCAACGAAGTTTCCCCAAAATTTTCAGGGAATCGTTTTTGCATCGTTTCGTCAATACGATGATAATACACGTCAGACGTGGGGTCTATCCCATTTCTAACTAATTTTTCATGTAGTCCTAAAGCTAATGAAGTCATTTCTTCATCTTTACCAAACCAATTATTTTTTTCTTGCCAAGCTTGAGCTTTAGCGTCTGGTTTAGGTAAGGTAGAACGTACTGCTTGTTGATTAGACTCTACACTATTTTCACTTGTTTGTGAAGCATATTGTGGTTTTAATGCTTGTGCTTGTGATAATTTTAATTGAGCACTATTCATAGCCCCTTAAGCTTCAACTATTTTTTCAGTATCTCCAGCCTCATAAGCTTCACTATAATCGCGTTTAGCTATTTTAAGTTCATTTTCAGAAGCACTTACTAGCGTTTTAAGATAATCTTCTTCTCCTGTACTCAAAGTAGTTTTAAGTTGTTTATTCTGGACTGCTACTTTTTGTGCATAAGCAACTGCTTCTTCTTTTTCTCGAGCAGCTTGTTCTTTAGCTCGTCTTTCATCATGCCAAACTTTTTTAAGTTGCGCCATTCTTTGTTTAACACGTTCAGAATAATCTTCTAAAGTATCATTTTCTAATTCTTCAACCATATCTTTAGGTAAAGGGTCTTTATCTCTATCTTCAAGAGGAGTATCGTCTTCTTCTTCAATTTCTAGTTCAGGTTCTACTTTTTTAGACTCTTGTTCTACTCGCTCAACATCAGCAGTAGATTTTTCTTCCTTTGCTTCCTTTGCTTCTTTTTTCCCTTTCTCTAAATCTACTTCTACCTCTTCTCCTTCCATTTCTAGTTCATCTGGTATTTCATTTATTATTTCTGCCATGCTATTCTCCTATGCGCGTTCGTATCCGCGAGGGTCGTCAACCACTGCTTCTACGGTATCGTCGTTAATAATGCGGAACTCTTTTCCGTGAATTTTAATTCTAGTGCCTGCATAAGCTCTAGTAATAACGAAGTCTCCTTCTTTACACCAAGCTCCTGTTGGAAATCTATCTGTATCTTGATAAGCTAAATCTCCTAGCTGCATAACAAATAAGACCACAGTTGAATGCTCTTGTATTTGTTTTACAGAATCCGATTTAAGAATACTACCATCATAAGTGTCTTCTGCTTCAGGCACCATACATAATATACGGTATCCTTTAACATCAGGCAGTTGTGTAGTAAGTTTAGCTAATGCTTCATCCTCACTTACTTTTTTACCATCAGTGGTAGTTGTGTTTTTGGGTTTTTGAATAGGTACTCCAGATTTGGAGACTATTGTTTTGTCCGGGGTGGCTATGGTCATTTTTTACCCCTTTTTGAATCTATGTTTGTCACTTTAACTACACTATCTGTAGGTGTAGATTCAAAATCTTCTTCTTGTTTTTGATGAACAATGAGCATCTCTGAAATAAGATTTTGGACAATCATATATCCTTTTATTTCTCCACATGCATGTTGATAAGCTTCAAACTTATCAGTTCCCCTACCCATAGCTTCTAATAATTCTTTGCGTCTTTCTTCTATCTGGGTGGATAGAAGCATAAGCGTTTCTTTCTCTGCCATTTTTTATTCCTTTTTATTTGATTTATC